TTGATTCTATGACCCAAGCTGTGTTAAGATATCGACAAGGTGGATTTGTTTCTACATATTCAGATGACTGGGATGATCCTCCAATGAAATTAGAAAAAGAGTATAAATATTATTAGGAGATTCAATGAGTCCAAAACAAAAAAAATTAGCTGCAAAAGCTCCACCACCAAATAAATTAGACGAAAAAGATTTTAAAGTTTTAAGAGAAGAAAAAGCAAAAGGCAGAGGCATGGGTCTTCAAGATGAGTCTGTTCAACCAGGTAAAGTTATGAAAGCTAACAAAGGTAAATCAGCAATGGTTCCTTTGAAAAAAGGTTATTCAAAAACTTTAGGAGTTTTTCCAACTATAAACAAAGTAAAACCATCAGTTGGTGGTGGTAGTGGTATGGGTAAAGGTACTGATAAAGTATCAACAAAAAAAGCCGAAGATTTTATGAAAAGAAGAAAACAATTAGGTGGTGCAGGTAAAATTATAAGCGCAACTAAAATTGGTAAAATGTTATTACCTGTAGTTGGAGCAGGAGTTGCTGCACAACAATACTTAAAATCTAAAATGAAAAATAAAAATAAGAACAAAGAGCCTGAGCAAAAAATGGGTGGTGGTATGATGAAAAAATATTCTAAAGGTGGTGGTGCTGACTCTGGAAGAATTGGAGAAATGAAAAGTAAATTAGCTGTTGCATTAGATAAAGCTGCGGGAGGCTTTAGAAAAGCTAGAGGTAAAGTATCTCCAAGAACTTTTGATAAAATAACAGAAAGAACAAAAACATACGCACTAGCTCAAAGTATGAAAGACAAAGACAGATTTACTGATAGAGATATCGAAAAAGCAAGCTCATTAGTTAAAGGTAAAATGGGTGGCGGCATGATGCAAAAGCCTATAGGTTATAGATCGGGTGGTCACTACGATGACAAAAATAAAAATGTTGTCAAACATATTAGAATTAAGAAAAAAATGGGTGGTGGCATGATTGCTCCAAGTCAAAGACCTGGATATTCAAAAGGTACTATGGTCAAAGCTAGAGGTTGCAAACTAGGTAGAACAAGACCTACTAAAATCACATAGGAGGGACAATGTCCCTTAGAAATCTTCTAGGACTAGGTAGAAAATTAGTTCAAAAAAAAGCAGATGATGCTGTACCTGAAGCTATCGAGACAACCACTATTGGTGGTCTTCCTGACCTTGCTAAATTAAAAGCACCAACTCCAAATTTACCAACTGTTGCAGAACAGTCTAGAGCCTTGGTTGCTAAAGAACCAAAGATATCAGCACCGTTGTTATTACGTCCAATGGACAATATGAAACCTACTGCTGTTTCTCTTGGTGATGATTTAAAATTAAATAAAATATTTGGTTCTTCTACATACGATAGAATTGCTATGAAAGGTGATGGTTCTTTTACTGCAGATGAATGGGCAGACTGGCTAACGGACAGGGGAAAAAGAAGATTTAAATTATTTGGCAAAGACTTTGAAGAAGGTTTTGTAACCGGTAGAAAATTTAAATACGATACAGGTAAAGCAAAAGCAACCCCACATTTGATAAACAAAGAGATGACAGTTCCAATTGAAGAATTATTTGATGCAAACATTGCACAATTTAACAGAGCAGGAGACCTTACAGGTGGCTTATTGTTTTCTGCTAAAGAAGCAGGAGTTAAGATACCAGGACGTGTCCTTGCTGACATGGTACAAGACAGTCCTATAAACAGAATTAAAATAAGAGAACTTGGTCTTCCTCAAGCAGTCGTTAACAAAACAGAAAACACTGTTAAAACACAAATAGCTAGACTTGCAGATATGGAGCGATCGCTTCAAAGAACTATTAATGTAAACCCAGCAGCAAGTAGAGTAGAAAAATTAGAAGAATTTAAAAGTCAAGGTTTAGATGTTGCAGAAATGAAAATGAATTTAAAAACTTTAAGAAATGAAATGAGAGCTTTGAATTCTGCAGTTCGAGATGGTAACAAGGATGCTGTTGAAGATGCTTCAGTAGAGATAGCAAATCTTTTTAGTAAAATAAAAAAAGGACTACCTAGTGATAAAAAAATTGCAATCAACAAAATGCAAGGTGAAATAGATGACATTGTTGCTTCAACTAGAAACATTACACCACCTAAATACCAAAACCAAACTAGCTATACTTTTCCAGGTGGTCAAAACTATAGAGAGGCTGTTATTGTTTTAGATGAAAGTATTCCAAAAAACATAAGAGGTGGAAGAAGACCTAACCCACATTATGATGGTAAAGAATATGACAATCCGCTTGCACATATTCGTTGGGACACAAGAACTACATCCGATGGTAAGAAAGCTTTTTTAATTCATGAAATACAATCGGACACTAACCAAGGTATTAGTAAATTTTTAAGAGATCAAAAGGCAGAACCTTTTAATACAGCTTTAAGGCAAAACCCTTATCAAAATGAAAAAATTTTAAAGTTCTTATTTGATTCCAGAAAAAAATTAAGTGACGAAGTTTTAAGTGGTAAACTAAGTGCTACACGAATGGAACTCAATGCAAAAAAAATTAAAGATCTAGATGAAGTAATTAAAAACACTGTTAAATCACCAAATGCAACATATGATAGATACGGCAAAGTTGAGGGGAGAGCAACAGGTGTCGATTATATTCCATTACTTGATCGAGCTTCACAAGCAAAAGCTAGTTTAGCATATTTAACTAATCTTGCAGCTAAAGAAGGTGTGGACTATGTTGCTGTGGCTCCAGTTAATTTAATGATGAGGGGAATTTCTAGAGATAGCTACAATAAAACTTCAAATACAAAAGCTTATCAAGAAGCGTATGGTTATTTTAGAGGTAATAAAACACCAGGTTCTAAATCACCTGCAGTAATTCCATCGTTAATGAAAAAAATAGGAAAAGATTTTAATACAAAAGCAGGGACTATAAAAATTTCTAAATCAGATCCAACAAAACCATACAAAAGAGTTGAACAAGAAGAATTAGATATTTATGATGGTAATTCATATAAAGTAACAAAACACACTAGCGCATCTAGTACACCTAGAGGTGATTCTTCATTGATACCAGATAATGACCTTAGATTGTACGAGGACGTTTTTTCTGTTAAAGTATCACCAGACATGGTAAACCCACAAAAGATCTACAAAAAAGAAGGTGGATTTATCAGTAAATATAATTAAGGAAAAACATGGCAGTAGAAAAACAAGAACCCCAAACAGAAGATATTTTAGAAGAAGAAGTAGAAGTTGATTCAATGCCTGGCGGTGAAGAGGTAGACGTATCTGTAGAAGGTGAAGAAGTACAAGAGGAAAGACCTCAAGACGATTTCAATGCAAACTTAGCTGAAAGCATGGATGAGAGAGATCTCAAAGACATGGCCATGGAGCTTATTGAAGAATATAAAAAAGATAAAACTTCTAGAAAAGAATGGGAAGACGCTTACATTAAAGGTTTAGATCTACTAGGAACTAAATATCAGGAAGTAACCAAACCATTTAAAGGAGCTTCCGGTGTCACGCATCCTTTATTAGCTGAGTCTGTTACACAATTCCAAGCACAAGCATACAAAGAGTTAGTGCCATCTGATGGGCCTGTACGAACACAGGTTGTTGGCTTACAGACACCGGCTACCGAACAACAAGCAGATAGGGTTAAAGATTATATGAACTACCTGCTGATGGAGGAGATGGAAGATTACACAACTGACATGGATCAAATGTTATTTTATCTACCACTATCAGGATCTACTTTTAAAAAAGTTTACTATGATGCATTGTTAGATAGACCTGTATCTAAATTTATTCCAGCAGAAGACTTAGTAGTTCCCTACTACGCATCTGATTTAAAAGATTGTGAAAGAATTACTCACGTAATTAAAATGACACAGAACGAAGTCACTAAAAAAATGGCTGCAGGTTTTTATAGAGACATAGAATTAATTGACAGTAGTTCAGAACCAGATTCAGTACAGAAAAAATTAAATGAACTTGAAGGTGTAAAAGGTAATGGTTCAGATTATTTAAATACAATTCTTGAAATGCATGTAGATTTAAATCTAGATGACTACGAAGATTTCGATGACAAAGCTAAAAAAATAAAAATTCCATACATCGTCACCATTGATGAAGGTAGTGGAGAGGTTTTATCTATTTATAGAAATTATAAACCAGGTGATTTGAATTATGCAAGAGTTGAATACTTTGTTCATTACAAATTTTTACCAGGATTAGGTTTCTATGGTTTTGGTTTAACACACATGATCGGTGGTTTATCACAAGCTGCAACACAATCTTTAAGACAATTGATTGATGCAGGTACTTTAAAAAATTTACCAGCAGGATTTAAATCACGTGGTATTAGAGTTAGAGATGATGACCAACCAATTCAACCAGGAGAGTTCAGAGATGTGGATGCGCCTGGCGGAAATATTAGAGATCAATTT